TATCCTGCTCATAAAAAAGGAGACTGTGGTTTACCTTTAGTTGCTACTATAGGTAATAATACTTTTCTTGTAGGAATTCATAGTGCTGGTGGTAGTACCAATGGTTTTGCCTCTCCAATTCGACGTAAAACTCTTCTTTCATCTCTTGAAAAGCTGAAAGAAAGAAATATTATAATTGACATAGTTTCTGAAGGCAATTTTCGTCTGAACACTACCTCCCAAATCATTGGCATACCTCCTAAATCTCCATTTCTTTATGAAGATTGTCCATCTACTTTAATTTATGGTCATATCAGTGATCATAAACATATAACTTCAAAAAGCACACTTACCAAATCTAAATTATTTGACCATGTTCAGAATATATTGAAGATAAGTCCTTATGAAAATGGATATCCCAAATATATGGCACCAAAAATGAGATCTTTCAGACTAAATGGCGAATTTATTTCACCAGAAAACGTATTTCTCAAAAAAGTTGGTGTCATAAAGGCTTCACTTCAACCAAAAGTTATGGAAACAGTAATATTATCTATGTCGACCTTGTTATTATCTAGACTCAAAAAACAAAATGTAACTTCTTTGAACCCTGTACCTCTCTTAGTAGCCCAGAATGGTTTCCCAGAAAATTTTTATTATCGTTCTATGAAGAATAGTACTTCTGGGGGATTTCTCTTTAAAGGCAAAAAAGAAAAATATTTAGAACATGTCAGTCTAGATTTCAAAGATGATGGAGTTATTCCTAAACCCGAAGTAGCAATACAAGTTCAGGAGATTATTGATGCATATCTTTCTGATGAAACAGCTCATACTATCGTAGGAGCTCAACTTAAAGACGAACCAAGATCCAGATCAAAGGTACTTTCGGGAAACACTAGAATGTTTGCTATGTCTTCCTATGATAGTACTCTTGTTAACAGAATGTATCTTCTTCCTTTCTATAGTCTTATGTGCGAGCATAGAGACGTATTTTATACCAAAATTGGAATAAACATGCACTCCTCGGAAGTAGAAACCATGTATAAAAGTTTACGTGATTTTTCTGACAATATTATGGAAGGAGACTATGGTGGGTATGATACTAGTATGCCAGTAGGAATAGGTTTAATTACGAACTCTATAGTGTATACTATGTTAGAAAAATTAGGATATAACAAAACATCCTTACAGATAGTTAAAGGAATTCTTACTGAAAATCTTTTTCCTACTGTAGTTATGGACGGGACATTATTTACACCTCCTGGTTTCCAACCTTCAGGAAAATATGCAACCGCAGAGGACAATTCTTTAAGAGGTTTAGTCCTTTTATATTATGCTTTTGTTGTTATGTGTACACCTCTTGGAGAGGATAATTCTTTACATCAAACATCTAAATTTCGTCCATCTGATTTCGATAGGCTATTTCTACCCATTACCTATGGAGATGACATGCTTTGCGGAGTTAAAGATGAAGTGTCAAAATATTTCAATAATATTACCTATGGTGAATTTGTACGTGAAATATATTATATGACTTTTACAACTTCCGATAAGAAAAAACACACTTCTCAATTTATTGATGTTGGTTCAATATCTTTTTTAAAAAGAACATTTGAATATCATTACTCCTTAGAGCGTATTGTCGCTCCTCTTGATAAGGAATCTATAATGAAAAGTCTATGTTATTATTTACCATCAAAAGAAATATCAAGTGACGAACAATTAATACAAACTAGTCTCTCTGCTATTAGAGAAATTTTTTTCCACACTAATTTTGAGGAAGACTACAACCCATATAGAGAACGATTCATCTCTACATTAACTGAATTAACACCTCTCTCTAAATCTGAGTTAGAAGATTTATTCCCAACCTGGGATAGTCTTCTAGCTCAATATAAATGAGACAACTTGTCATTACGATTTTTTTGACGTTAAATAAAAAATCAAACTCTACTCCAAATTTACTGATTATCTATTCACTTTATCAAACCATAAGAAAGATAATTTCAGGAAAAGTAGTTACAAGAGGAGGCTTATTTAAGCTTACTATTATAATTTCATCGCCTTATTTGAGCATACCTCATTTAAAAGGAAGAATTATAGGTTTGCGTATTTGTACGCCTAATTCAGCGTACTCTCAATATGTAATACGAATTGCAAAACAAACACAAAATAAAGAACTATATTTAGATATTGCTGAATCTAAATGTTGTATCACTTCAGCAAATAAAAGACAACAACTTTCACAAGCTGCAGTTCGAGATTTAATTGATACTGTAGAGAAATTAAAAGTTGTTTCACAAAAACTTAAAAAGACTGCTCTCAATCTAAATGCGCTAGTTGATTTATTAGCTAATACTGATTCTATAGTTACAGAATCTACAACTCCAATTGTAAGTCCTGTTTTCAAATTAGAATTAGTAAATTTAATTAATAGAGATGATCTGCGTACTGGTATCACCACTAGTAAAGATTGGTACAATGATTTATTTTTTATGTCAAACCTTACTGGTGCTAAACGTAGCGAGGAATCTGATATTATGGATAAATCCAAGAGAATGATTTACACTGAATCACTCACTATTGGTACTTTACAAGAAACTCCACATTCACAGGAATTAGGAGATAAATCTACTAATCATGTTAAGTCATCCTTAGATGATAAAACATTTTTAAATGATTTTTTTATGAGACCTGTCTTGATCGATTCTTTTAATGTACCTCTAAATACACCCATTGACAGAGTAATTAGACCTTGGGAACTATGGTCACGTAATGCCAATGTTCGTGCTAAACTATCACATCATGCTTACTTTAGAGGAAATCTTAAATTAAGATTTAATATCGCTACTACAAAATTTCATTATGGAGCAATAATTGCCAGTAATCAACCACTTAGTGACATTAATGACACATATAGAAATATGAAAGATCAGCTTTTTGGCAATATTTTTGCTAGGTTGGCTATGCATAATTATCTTAGTCAGAGCCCAGAACATTGTTATATTAGAGCTGGACAAGATGATGATGTTACATTATCATTACCTTTTATCCATCCGAATAATTCTATTAGACTATTCAACCCTACAGATGGAGTCATTATTAATAACTCTATACCTTATAAAGATTTTTTCGATATGGGAGAACTTAATCTCTCTACAATAGCTGAATTTTTATGTCAAAGTCCTACAGAATTAGTTGTTCCTAGAATGACTATTTATGCTTGGATGGAAGATGTAGAAATTTCTACACCTACTAGTACTCGTATTGATATTATATCAGAATCTGAATACTCTACTAATCCCATTAGTACTGTTGCAACATCTATATCACATGCCGCAGAAGCATTAGAGGATATTCCTATCTTGAAACCTTTTGCACATGCGACCAAAGTTGCCACAGGATTTATATCTAAAGTAGCGAAATTTTTCGGTTTCTCTCGTCCACTTCAGTTGGAACCCCCTACTCATACTAAATCTGTTACTTTTACTAACGGTGCTACTACAAGTGGTAGAGATTTGGCTTATAAACTCTCAT